TGGAGAAGAAGGAGCTGATTTAGGAGGTGAAGAAATTGACTTTGAAGAACCAGCCGAAGAACCTGAAGCATAATGAATCTTATAGACAAAGCAATATTAGAATGGTCTTACAAGACTACTAAAGGATATCCTGACATTAATAGTCAAGAGGATATAGCTTTGTTTGAATCTATGTTTGGTTTTAATTTACTGGAAGGTATAGTTGAAAAAAATATACGTCAAGCATTAATAGATAAAAACCCAGGATTCTTTAATACTCAATCTGCTGATTCTAGAATAGCAAATTTAAAAAAGATATCTGCTGAAGAATTTGTTAATAAAATTAAAAGTACCTTCAGCATAGATAACGTTACAGTACACCCACCTAACTCAGGACCTAATAAAAAATCTATAACTTCTGCTGCTAGTTCTAAATTTAATATGTTTGAATTTGAGGTAGACGGTAAACAAGTTAGATTACTCCTTTCCGGTGGAGCTTCAGCAAATATAGGACAACAGTTCGAAGATAGAATAAATCTAGAGCTTAAAGAAGCTGCTGGAATGAATATGAACGAAATCGAAAGTCCTCAAGTAGTTCAATTACTTAAATTCTTAAAAGTAAATCCTTTAAGTTATACTGCAGACGATGTTAAACAGACTGGAGGAGTAGATACTAAAAGGCCTTTAGACTTAGATAAAGGAGCTCAAGATATGGGTTCTACTATATCAGATGTAGAGTTAACTGCTAATGGTACTACATATAATTTATCTATCAAAAATAAAAAAGGAGATAACATATACAACGGTGGTAATGTATCAGCTATTAGATTTAACTCTGATAAGACTAGAATAGTATTAGATCCTGCTACTTACCAAGCAGATACTACTAAAGCAAGAATATTTGATATGTTTAATATAGATCCTGAACAAGTAGTAGTAGGATTAAACAACTATATTCAACAAGAAGGAGAAGGCTCTGGATATGAATCAGTAGACTTCGATAGAGATAAAGTAAGTAGAATGATTGGATCATCAGTAGATTACGGTTATATCTATGTAAGAGAAGAAACTGATACAACTCTTAAATTAATTGATATAGCAACAGCTGAAGATACAGCAAAGTTTACTGGAGAACCTACAGCAGTAAAAATTAAATATCCAAGTAAGGCTTCTAAAACTACAAACGTAGCAATAGATCTAAAAGGCTCAACAGCCGGTTATAGTAAAGTTTTAATAGAGATTCGAAATGCACAAGGAGGCATTGAAAGACCTTCTATTAAAGCTAAAATTTTATAGTTATGGCAAAGGACATAAAAAAAATAATAGCACAGGAGTATATAAAGTGTGCTAAAGATCCGGCTTACTTTATGAAAAAGTATTGCCATATTCAACATCCTACTAGAGGCAGAATACTATTTAATTTATATCCTTTTCAAGAAAAAGTACTACACTTATTTAGAGATCAGCAGTATATTATTACTTTAAAATCTAGACAGCTAGGTATTTCTACTTTAGCTGCAGCATATAGTCTGTGGTTAATGTTATTTCATAAAGATAAAAACGTTCTTGCTCTGGCTACTACTCAAGCTACTGCTAGAAACTTAGTAACTAAAGTAATCTTTATGTATGATGAGTTACCTAAATGGTTAAGACTACCATCAGTTGAAAAGAATAAATTATCATTAAGATTAAAAAACGGATCTAAAGTACAAGCTAAATCATCTTCACCTGATGCTGCAAGATCGGAAGCGGTATCGTTACTCTTAATGGATGAGGCAGCATTTATAGATAATGTAGACGAAACATTTACAGCAGCACAGCAAACCTTAGCAACGGGTGGACAGTGTATGGCATTATCAACTCCTAATGGTATAGGTAACTGGTTCCATCAAACATGGGAAAGAGCTGAAACTGGAGAAAATAGTTTCTTACCTATCAGACTCCCTTGGACAGTACACCCAGAAAGAAACCAAGCATGGAGAGACCAACAGGATGCAGATTTAGGTCCTAAAATGGCAGGACAAGAGTGTGACTGTGACTTTCTTGCCTCAGGTGATACTGTATTTGAACCGGACGATATGGCATTCTATGAAGAAACTTATCAACGTGATCCTTTAGAAAGAAGAGGTGTAGACGGTAATTTATGGGTATGGGAAGGAGTAGATTATAGTAAGTCATATATGGTTGTAGCTGATGTTGCTAGAGGAGATTCTACCGACTATTCAGCATTTCATATATTTGATATAGAAACTGCTACTCAAGTAGCTGAATATAAAGGTAAACTTTCACCTAAAGAGTTCGGTAATGTATTAGTAGGAATAGCATCAGAGTATAATGATGCATTACTAGTTTGTGAAAATGCTAATATAGGATGGGCTACTATTGAACAGATACTAGAACGTGAATATAGAAATATGTACTACAGTACTACCAATAATATGGAATCTGTAGAATCTTATATGTACAAATTCGAGAGAGATAAACTAGTACCAGGGTTTACTATGTCAGCTAGAACTAGACCTTTAGTAATAGCCAAGATGATAGAGTACGTTAGAGACCATTCTGTTACTATACAATCCAAAAGACTCTTATCCGAAATGAGAGTATTTGTATGGAAAAATGGAAAAGCTCAAGCTCAGGACAGATACAACGATGATTTAATAATGTCTTGTGCTACAGCTTTGTATGTAAGAGATACTGCATTAAAACTACGTCAACAGGGTATTGACTTAGCTAGAGCTCAATTATCTTCTTTTAGTAACCTTAACTCACGTAACAACGCTGTTATGCAATCAGTTGGAAACCAGAGAGAAAATCCTTATCTTATTAAGACAAACCAAGGTGAAGAAGACATAAGATGGTTGTTAAAATAGATCTATTTATAATTAAACTAATACCGTAATGGCGGATACTTCCTTATTTGGCAGACTGAGAAGACTCTTTTCTAATGACGTAGTAATACGTAATATTGGAGGAGACGAACTTAAAGTTGCCGACATTAACAGCATACAGAGAACCGGTAAATACGAAACTAATTCTTTAGTTGACAGATTTAACAGATTATATGTACATAATAATAGAAATGTATACAATCCTAATTTAAATTATCAAACACTAAGAGTACAGCTATACTCAGATTATGAAGCAATGGATACAGATCCTATTATTGCATCAGCACTTGATATAGTTTCTGATGAAGCTACTATTAAAAATGATCAAGGTGAAGTATTATCAATAAAATCATCTGACGAAAATATACAAAGAGTACTATACAATCTTTTCTATGACGTATTAAACATAGAGTTTAACTTATGGTCATGGACACGTAATATGCTTAAATACGGAGACTTTTTCTTAAAGCTAGAGATAGCAGAGAAGTTCGGAGTATATAACGTTTTACCTTATACTGTTTATAATGTTGTAAGATCAGAAGGAACAGATCCTGATAACCCTCAGAAAGTAGAATATATTCTTGAACCAGACGGAATTGCTGCTGGTTCTGATCCTTACTATAGAAAATCTAATAACAAACAAAAAATAGTATTTGATAATTATGAAGTAGCTCATTTTAGATTACTATCAGATACTTCTTATTTACCTTATGGTAGATCTTATCTAGAACCAGCTAGAAAAATTTACAAGCAATTAAACTTAATGGAAGATGCGATGTTAATTCATCGTATAATGAGAGCACCTGAAAAGAGAATGTTCTATATTAATGTAGGTTCTATTCCACCTAATGAAGTAGATCAATTTATGCAGAAGACAATAAGCGGTCTTAAAAAGACTCCTTATGTAGATCAAGAAACAGGTCAATATAATCTTAAGTTTAATATGCAGAATATGATGGAAGATTTCTATCTACCTGTACGTGGTGGTGATAATTCAACTAGAATAGAAACTACAAAAGGAATGGATTATGACGGTACTACTGACGTTCAGTACTTACAATCTAAGTTATTTGCCGCATTAAAGATTCCAAAAGCTTATTTTGGATATGAAGGAGACTTGCAAGGTAAAGCTACTTTAGCAGCAGAAGACATTAGATTTGCAAGAACAGTAGAAAGAATACAGAAAATAGTTGAATCAGAACTTACTAAAATAGCACTGGTTCATTTATACACGCAAGGCTTCACAGGAGAAAGCTTAACTAATTTTGAAATTAAGTTATCAACAGCGTCTATCATATTTGATCAAGAAAAAGTTGCACTATTAAAAGAAAAAGTAGATTTAGCAGCTCAAATGAAAGATAGTAAAATGTTTTCTACAGATTATATCTATGAGAATATATTTGATATGTCTGAAGATGCTTATATGGAGATGAGAGATCTCGTTAGAGAAGATACTAAACGTGCATTTAGAAATGCTCAAATTGAAGCAGAAGGTAATGACCCAGCTAAGTCTGGAGTTACATATGGTACACCTCATGATCTAGCTTCTATGTACGGTAGACGTTCAGTAGCTACCCCTAAAGGTGGATCTCCAGAAGAGTTACCAGCAGGGTATTCAGAAGTTGGTCCAGATAAAGAACAGGAATGGGGACAGCCTGGACCTGAAGGAGGGAGACCAAGAGAAAAAGCTTCTGTATA